AAGAAAAGTATCCTAATTGAGCATTTACACAGTTATTTAAATTATGGGAAATGGGATTATATCCAGTTTGAGTATTAGAAGAGAATAAAAAATTTGTAATATATGCAAATCCAAAATATTGTCTGAAAGAGAATTGACGGTTCAAATAAATTTTAATTATTAAATATAAAATAATGAGTAAAAAAATTATATTATTTTTGGGAAAGTGGCTACCAGTAGTAATAAAGATTTTATTAGGAATATTATTTGTGATTATTTGATATTATATTGGTAGTGCAAATCACTTGTCTTTAGCTGTGGGATAGTTTATTTTATTTTTTAAAAGAATATAATAATGAAAGCAATATGTAATACAACTTTCCGAAGACAACTGGAGAAATGAAGAGAATATCAAGTTGACGATAGAATGGAACAAGAATTTGAAACAGGGAAGAATCACAAGACAACAAAAATTTACAAGTTTGTAAAAGTCCTTTGAATGCGATTTCTAGAATCTAATTTCACTTTTTCTGAATAAATAAAAAAATCACTTGATTTTGGATGAAACTTTGTTATATTAACAATAACAAAGTTTTTACGTTTTTCCGAGAAAATATCAATGAAGATATACAAAACCAAGATTGAGATTGCAAAGGAGAAAAATGTGTCAATAACTGCCGTAAATAATCGAGAAAAGAGCTGAAAGGTGCAGAAACTTTTCATTTATTGAAAGAAAAACGAAAAGAAAGCTTGATATATTATTGTCATCGAAACACTCAAAGAGCTTGCAAGTAAATTGTAGGCATTTTTTACATTTTAATGCTTCATGAAATGATAACAAAAGAGTATAAAAAAATAAAACTCGACAAGTGTATCCCTTATGAAAAAAACAATAAAAACCACTTGAAGAATATAGACGATATAGTGGCTAGTATTCAAGCGAACACATATATAGCTCCTATCATAATAGATAAGGAGACAAACACTATACTTGCTTGACATTGAAGGAAATTGGCATTAGACAAGCTTTGAATAACAGAAGAAAACGTGTTGATTGTATGATGATTGAGCGACAAACAAAAAAGAGATTATAGGTTAAGAGATAATGGGTTATCGGAACTATCGGAATGGAATATTGAGAATGTAGGGTTTGAATTAGCGGAGATAGGAGATATTGAATTAAACAATTTGTTTAGTGATTTAGATAAAACAGAAGACATTGATTTTGATAATATAGGGTCTAATTCAGACAGAGAGAAAAAAGAAAACTCAAAAGAGGTTGTATGTCCAATGTGTGAACATAAGTTTAAGATATAAATTTTAAATATAATCTTTTAGTTGTGTAAATATATATAATGCCTGTGCCATATTTAGGTAGCAAAAGAAAATCAGCATTTCAGATTAAGAATGTAATCATTGCACACACAAAAGACAAAAATATAAATACTATGGTTGATTTGTTTTGTTGATGATTAGCGATATGAGAAGTGTTTATTAAGGGCTGACGAAAGGTTATTGCTAATGATAAAAATAAGTATGTAGTAGCTTTAATAGATAAAACAATAAATGGGTTGTTAGATGAAAATAAATGTTTAGAGTTTGTAAGTAGGGCTACATTTAAAAATATAGTGGATAATCCAAACAAGTATGAAGATTGGTATGTATGATATGTGCAGTGTATATGGAGTTTTGGAAACAACCAAAAAGGCTATCTCTTATGAAAAGACCGTGAAGAGATATATAATAAAGTCTATAATATGATAGTCAATAAAGAAGTAGATGAAACGATTAAAGAACTTATTCCGCAAAAGTATATCCAATGAATACTAAAACAATCAAACCGGCATACAAGGAGAATGGCATTTAAGAAAGTATGGGATGTATTAAGAGACAAAAAAAGTGGACATCAATTAAAAAGTATGAAAAGTATGCAGAGCTTAGAAGGTTTACGAAGCTTGGAAAGGCTACAAAGCTTGGAAAGCTTGGAAAGATTGGAAAGTTTACAAAGATTAGAAAGTTTACAAATAACAGCTAAAAGTTACGAAGAGGTTATAATACCGAGTAATGCAATAGTCTATTGTGACCCACCGTATAAATGAACCGCAGAATATAGCGAGTGAATGTTTGACCATACTAAATTCCGACAATATATGAGAACATTATCGGAAACAAATCAAGTATTCATATCAGAATATACAGCCCCAGACGATTTCAAGGCAATATACGAGTTTCCACAAAAAAGCACTTTGTCAATAGGCAATCAATCCCATAATAACCAGCCTAATGAGAAAGTATTCACTAAAATATAAATATTTAATTTTTAATAAACAAAATGCCTAGATGAGATAATTTCAGATGAAAAAAACCGACTAATACGCCTAAAAGACCCAGTACTCATTGAGTAGTAATTGAGAGAGTAACGCAAGTAGGTAGACTTATTATACAATGATATCAGAGGTATGAGATAGTGGCTATATGACAAGAGAAATGGGACTTATCAGCCAGTCAAATAGATGATTACATTAAGAGAGCAAGAGAGCGAATAAAAGCCAAGAACGACAAAACCATAGGGGAGGAGATAGAGGAGACAGCGGCTCAAATTATGGATGTATACCAATGAGCTAGGAGAGACAAGAAATGGGGAGATGCTAGTAGGGCATTAAAGCTAAAAATGGAATTAAGAGGATTAGAGGCACCAAAGAAGATGATAATACAGGAGATAGACCCAGAGGATGAGGAGCTGGTACAACAATTATTAATGGACAATGAATAAGACCGTGTAGAATTATTTAATAAATATATTGTGTATGGATGGGGAGTTACTATATAAAGTATTGAATAAAAAAGAGACTAGGGTAAGATACCTAGAGTTTGATTTTTTCAGATGGTGTTTATATTATTTTCCTGGTTCTTTTCATTATCCAAAGACAGCCCCTTTCCATAAAGATTGGTGTAAGATTGTAGCAGCAGATAATAACATATATTTAGAATGATTTAGGGAATGTGCGAAGACTATGATTGTGGGTTTATTATATGATTTATGGTGTATAGTTTATAAGAAGAGGAGATTTATTTGTTGTTTTAGTTATGAATGAAAAACAGCTAACGATTATCTATTTAAAATCTCTGTCCAGTTACAGACCAATTATAGATTAATCAATGATTACTGACAACTATTTTATTGAGACAATAGTGAAAAGAAATCACAAAAGAAAACAGTATCGGAATTTATAACAGAGAATGATATAAAAGTTAAAGCTTTTTCTATGTGAATGTCTATGAGATGACAAGTATTTATGAGTAAGGATTGATTACTAAGACCGGACTCGTTATTATTAGATGATATAGATGTTATCAATAGTGTAGGTAACAAAGCCACAATAGACAAGAATTTTAGATTTTTAGAGGATGAAGTATTTTGATGATTAGCTGATTACTGCCAGATAAGGATATTATGAAATGTTATTAAAGAGGATTGACTTAATCCTAGATTAAAGGATAAGTTTAAAGACAATAAAAAACGACACATAAAATCACAATCAATATATGATAAGAAATGAGAGATAGTATGGAGTAGATATGTAGAGACAGACAAAGAGGCGTTGAAATATAACAAAGACATAAAAGACGTCAAGAAACATAAAATATCGTTAGAGAGTAAGAAACGTGATTTATGACAAATCTCATTCAACCAAAACTATCTTTTAGTACCTTATATAAACTGACAACAAATTATATCAAGGGATATGATAAGGTATGACAAAGAGTGTGCTAGTTATGGGTTTGATTATATACAGATATGAGTAGACCCTGCTATTAGTGAGAAACAGTGAAGTGATAGATTTGCTATAACTGTTACTTGATTTGATTGACCTAAAAGATATGTATTACAGTGTGTTAAACTAGAATGACAAGAAAAGAATGTTAAGAGAGCCAGTAAAATTGTTAAATGATTATACGATAAATGGAACGCTGACAGGGTGGCGGTTGAAACTGTCGCATATCAAGCAGTATTAAAAACTATATTTAAGGATATGTGAATGGCAGTGGATGAGATAAAGACTAGTAGGGATAAGGTAACAAGATTATTAGAATATCAAAGTATGTTTGAAGATGGGCTGATATATTTTAATCCTGATTTAACAAGTGATTTAGTGGAGGAGTTGTTGGTATTCCCTAACTGAGAATATGATGACTTAATGGATAGTATGTTGTTTAGTTTTCATTGAAGAGTAAATAAATTCTTTATATCTAGTGTATAGTGATGACAAAGACTAACAAAGAATTGAAATCTGAGCTTTTTAAGTTAAAAATACAGAAGTCTAAATGATGGTGTCCTGAGAGGCACAGGAATTTAGAGATAATGGCTTGTGAGAGAGAGATATTAATTTTTATAAGTAAATGAACACAAAGGATGGATGATGTTAAGCCTATAACATCCTACAATTTATTTGACTTTTGGAAGTATATACAAGATATAAAAGATGACTTAAATATAAATACCAGTAATTATGATTGATAAGCTTTTAAATTATTAATAAATAAAACAATGAGTAAAAAAGTATTTACAAAGATTTCTGAAACTACTTTTAAAGTAGAAGAGGAAAGACATCTTGAGGATGTTATAGATACAGCTAGACAGTTTGAGCAGATGGCTGGGGTAGTATCAAAAATGAGACAAGTGGTATCGCAAGTAAGCCAATTTAAAACAACTTTTAATGGTTATGTTGATTGGTATAATACTTGGGTGGATATTTTAGCTGATGCCAAAGATACGGTTAAATTAGCAATCAAAGTCCCTGAGAGAATAGAACTATCTGAGGGCTACAAATTAGAGGACATAGATATTAATAAACTACCTAGTATTGACATTAGACTAGATATTAAGGAGGAAGATGTCAAAGAGGAGGTAACAGAATAATAGGTATTCATAACAAAAGTATAGGTTATTAATTTAATCTATATTTTTTTTAAACAAAAAAAACTTGTATTTAAAGAATTATGATTATAATATATTATATTAGTAAGATATTAGTAAGGTATTTACAACTAGAACACAAGATATGCAACTAAACTTATTTTGACATTCTCTGCAGATTTTCAAGAAAGAGCCACCTATAATAAGTAAAAAGTCAGCTTGAGGGTATGTATGAAATTATAATTATTCTTCATTATCTCAATTAATAGATTGAGGGGTTGTAATATCATTACAAACTTTTTATGATTTATATAAAAAGAACCCCGACATAAGACAATCAGTAAGAAAGATAGCCAATAGTGTGTCAAGGAACGGTATTTATTTAGAAGACAATGATTGAAAAGTGATAGAAGATAGAGAGTTGCAAGATGTAGTATTATGATATTTAAAAACCCCTACATTTCTTAACTTCAAAATAGATTTGTTTAGAAACTATTTATTAAGTTGAGAAGTATATGTAACTCCTATGAGTAATCTTAAATGAGAGGTGGTATGATTTGAGGTATTAGATAGTAGAAGTATGACAAAGATAGTAGATATATATTGAAACATAAAGAAATATAAACAAGCAAATAGTAAAGGTGCAACAAAAGAATATAAAGCAGAAGATATATGCTACTTCCAATTAGAGACAGATATAAACAACTCTAATTTATGAATGTGATTATTGCATTGAGTAATCTGGGATGCTTTAAGTGATTTGGAGGCGACAAAGACTAATTATATGTTTTATGAAAATAATGCTATCCCTAATTCAATATTATTATTAGAAAACACATTGTCGGACAAAGAAATGATGTTAGCAAAAGAGCAATTTAATACACAATATAAAGGGACAGGGAACGCCCACAAAATGTTAATAGGTGGTTGAGTTAAAGATATAAAGACGTTATCGGTTACTCCTAGAGATATGGAGTTTATAAACCAAAGAAAGATGACAACAGAGAAGATAAGTGCGGTGTTTTGAGTTCCTAAATCAATATTAGGTTATGTAGATAATGTAAACTATGCGAACGCCAAAGAGTTGAGAAAAGAATATCTTGAGTGAACTATTATCCCTTATCAAAACGACTTTGAAAATATACTTAATACTATTGCTAGTAAATTCTTGCCTTTGATATATGAGAATTACTGGATTAGATGTGATTGAGAGCAAGTAGACGAAACAGAAATAATATACGAAAACCAAAGAAAAGATATTGCATTATGAGTTATAAGTATAAACGAAGCTAGATTAGACAGATGACTAGAAGCAAGTAAAGATGAGAACGCAGACAAATTAATGATTAATAGGAATATGGTATTATTAGAAGACATAACACTAGACGCAACTTTAAATCCTAATGAGCAATAGTATATGTGAGTTCCATTAAATTATAGGAATATAGCAAGAAATGAAGTAAAGATATATACTATTATTATCAAATCATTTAAGAGACAGTTTAAATTCTTAATAGATAATCTTGAGGACTTATACACTAATTACCAAGCAAAGATAGAGTTAGAATATTGATACTTACAAAGACCTAGACCCGATATATACGAATGAAATATGTATAAATGATGGGGTAGTGAGATAAGTAGTGAGCCATTAGACTGATTTTGGAGAGCGATGTGAATATATGATATGATAGAGGATGTAAAGCCACAAGTAAGATGAGCGGTAGAGAAATGATATAAAAAGATGTATAGATTATTTGAAGACGATATGAGAAGGAATGGGTTCAGTTATCAAGAGGCGGTACCCATAGATTATATGAATAAGTTTTGAGAGCTAAATCTTAGTAATTATAAATGAAGTATATCACTAACTACTAAGAATTGAGTAACTGAGATATTAAAGAACTGATTAGATAATAATTTATGAATATGAGATATAGCCAAACAGATAACGGAGCTTGACGGTACATTATTTAACAAAGCTAGAGCGAAGCTTATAGCGACAACAGAAGTAGGAAGAGCGTATGAGTATTGAAATAACTATCCTATGCAACAGTTAAACAATGTATGAATTAATATCATAAAAAAACGACAAACAGTAAATGATAGTAGAGTAAGACCAGAGCATATGGAAAATGAGCTAGAATGACGACAACCACTAAATTATATATACCCTGCTACTGGCTGTGATATACCGCCGGCAGCTATAAATTGTCGTTGTACGGTATTATATGAGATAGAGTGAGCTAATAAATAAGTTATTTTAAATATTAATTTAGTTAAATGAACATTAAATCAAAGTTAGTAAAAAACAAAAATTTTTTCCAAATCGTATGTGAGCAAAAATGAATAAAAGACTTAACAAACGAAGCAGGAGAGATTATTGGTGTTGAGATTGAATGATACGCCTCTACTAAAGATAAGGATAGGTCAAGAGATATAGTAGAGCCAACCGCATTTAAAGATGCCATAGATTTGTATATGACAAACCCCGTTGTATTGTTACAACACGATGCAGAAAAGCCTATAGGTATTGTAACAGAGGCTAGTATAAGACCAGAGGGGCTTTATATTAAAGCAAAGATTACACAAGATGTTGATGGTATATTTTCGGCATTAAAGAATAAGGTCATTAGAGCATTCTCTATATGATACAGGGTAAAAGATTATACGATAGAAGAGGTAAAGGATTTAGAAGATTTTGTTACTTGATATGAAACTATTATTAAATCATTAGAGCTATATGAAATTTCATTAGTATCTATACCTGCAAACCCTTATGCACTTATGAAATCAATGAATAGTTGTGTAGAGGTAAAAGAATTAGAGGCATCAGAGACAAAAGATTGAGAAGAGGTAATAGAAGAGGTTGTAGAAATCATAGAGGTGATAGAAGAGGAAAAAGAATTATGAGCAATTGAATGATGAGTGATAAATAATACACCCACAGAAGAAGAACAAGCAATTCTTGCAAATTGAGAGCAATGAGAACTAGGAACTTCTGATGAAGAAATAGAGGAAGAAGAAAATGAAGCCATAGAGGAAAAAGAAATAGCAGTGATAGAGAAAAAGTCATTAAATGGGGAAGACACTATAGAGATGAAAATTACTAATAAATTGATAGCTGAAAAATGAATAGAGGAATGAAGTAACGAGCACGTGTATGTATGTTGATTATATAACACAGAGTTTATATATAATCATTATAGGTTTTGAGATAACGGATTTGATACATATTATAGAAGATGATACAGTAATAATGATTGAGAGATTATTCTTACTTGAGAAGATGTAGAAGTAGAGCCTACTACTCAATGGACAGATACTACTAAATTATTTAAAGACCAATTAATTAAAGATGCTAATACTACAAATATGAAAGTTAAGTCTAATGAAATCAAAGAGTCTGAAAATCCTGATGAAATTGTAGGAGACGATGTCCAAAAAGACGTTGTTGATGAATGAAAAGAATTAGAGAAGATGGCTAGAAAAAATGTAGAGAGGTTTATAAATGCGGAAGTTGATAATAAAATTAAAGCATTTAATGAAACTATTGAAGCAAAAATTACTCTGAAAAATGAGGAAGTAGAAAAGATGTCAAAGAAATTTGGCTGAACGTTAGAGGTTATCAAGTCTTTACTAGAATATATTGAAGAACTAGATAATAAAGTGTCGAATACAGTTATTAAGTCTTGATTTGCTTTTGAAAAGCCAGTTGCTAAGAAAAAAGCTACTGCTTATTGAAATCTTGCGAATAAAGTTAAAGAGCTTATTTAAAAAAAATTATTTTAATTTATTTACTTATTTAGAAAAATGAATAAAAAACTATTAGAAACCATCATCAAATCAAAGAAATTGGTTGATGAAAGCTTCGATGAAGTCGCTTTTAGAGGAGCAAACGAAGTAAAATCAGAAGTGGAAATTGACACCAAAGCCAATGAGGTTATGCACCCTACTAATACCGGATTTGGAAAAGAACTTATTCCAACTGATGTGTATACTGACCCTATGTTAGATTTAGTACCTGAATATTCTAAGTTATTACCTATGCTACCTTGAAATCAAGGAAACAATATGCCTATATCTGCTAAGGTTCCTGTTATAGGAGAGGCTGATATGTTCTATGGTAATACTACTTGGACTACTGGTTCTCCAATACCTGATAATGCAGTAGATAATTGACCAGCTACAGCTGACATTACTATAACACAAGGTCAATTCATCTTAACTGTTGCTTTGTCTAAAAGAGAATTAAATTATTCTCCTGAGCAAATAGAAAGTATAGTTAGAGAAAGAATAAACAGAAGTGCAGCTAGAACTATTGACGCCGTTATCTTGAATGCAGATACTGCAACATCAGGTAACGTTAATACTTCTGGAACTCCTGCTTCAACTTTGTACTATATGCAACAAGATGCAGGTATTAGAGAAATTGCTATCTCTGACGCTAATACTCACGATGTATGAGCTCTTACAGAGGCTGATTTCTTGTCATTGTTATCTAAATTAGATGCAGGGTACCAATCAGATTTAACAAACTTATTGTATGTTATGCCGTCTAACGTGTATAATAAAGCAATGTTGTTGGATGCAGTATTGACTATAGATAAATTCTGACCTAAGGCTACATTCTCTAGTTGAGTATTAGCAAAAGCTTTTGGAATTGATATATTAGTTGCAAGAGACCGACCAGCTTTGGCTTTGGCTACTGGAAAAGTACACGCAACTACAGGTAACAGTTTTGGTTCATTTGGACTTATCTACAAACCTGCTATACAATATGGATTTGGACAACCACTTGAAATAGATGTATGGAGAGTACCAGGAAAATGAGTACAATTAATCGCTACATTTGAATTTGGATTTGCTATTGCTTATAACAAAGCAGGTCTAGGAAATACTTGTGCAGTTGCTATTAATGTAACTATGTAATCTTAAATAGGGAGAGGGGAAATCTCTCTCCCTTTACTTTTAAAATCTAATAAACTTAAAATGTGAATATTAGCTAAAAAAGAATATACAATCAAAAATATATCTGAAGATACTCAAAGAGTACCTACCCTAGAATGAAAAAAAGAAGTAAAATCTGGAAAAGAGTTTGTGTGTAGTAAAAGAGACGGAGACAATTTGCTAAGATTATACAAACATTTATTCACTCTAATTGATGAATGAAATACTGAAATTAAGGTGCCTACATATACTAAGAATAATGTAGGGGAAGTTGAAACAGATGAAACAACTGGAGCAGATGAAACAGTTAAAACAGATGAAGCAGATGCAAAAGACAACAATGATAATGAAACATCTGATTTAGATAATTTAAGAAAAGAATATAAAGAGAAATTAGGTAATGATGTACCTGTGAATAAAAAGAATGATATGGAGTGGATTAAATTAAAACTGAATACTTTATAAAATAAATATTATTAATGGCATTCACTAATTACGCTACATTAGCACAAGTGAAAGATTATCTATGAATAACCGATACATCAAATGACAGCCTAATTCAGCATTTATTAAATAGTTCATATTATCTATTAAATAAGTTAATATGAGTTACTACATTGAATGGTTGAAGTGTTACTGAGGAGCTTAATTTAGGGGATATATATAAATGAGTATGATATTATTGATTTAATATATATCTTAAGAATAAACCTGTATCTGCTATAACAAAGATAAATTGAACTGCTTATACTTGAGTTAAATGAACAGATTATATGATAACTTATGACAGGAAACTAACAATAAAGGATTTAGACAATTATATAGTAAGTCTTAATTTTGATGTATTTGAAATAGAGTATACAGCTTGATATAATAGAGATGATAGTTGAGTTGATACGCTACCCGATGACATAAAGCTTATGCAGATGATGTTAGTTAGCTGATTATATAATAAAAAAGGTAATGAATGAATACATCAATATAGATTATGAGATGAAAGTATATCGTTTTGAAGTCAAAACAATATGGGTGCTGATGATATGTATTTTTCATTTAAGACTATGTTAGATAAATATAAAAGTTTTTATTTGCCTTAATAGGAAATGTCTATATTATATAACAAAGTTGCGGTAGTGTATAAATATGAAAGGAATAGTAATATGGTAGCTAGTTATACAGCCCTAGAAAGTTTAAGATGTAACATTCAACCAGTATGAGTAAGGGACTGATTTGATTGAGCTATTATGTTTGAAATGAAAAAACTATATACTGATTATGGCGGGTTGAGTGTTTGAGATAAATTAAGT